TTAAGTCTGTTGTCATTGATGAAAATCTTGCAATTATAAATGATAAAAATGCATACAGCACAAAAGAGAAAGCTCTTGAGGTTGCAAAAGAGGTGGGATGTGAGGATTATCATGAGCATATTTTTGAGGGAAAAACATGGTATATGCCTTGCAAATCTCACAATGAATATTCTGAAATTAATCTTTTTGACAAGATAAATGAGGAGCTTGAATTTATAAATGAGTATATAACATTTTACAATGACTATCCTCAGGCTGTTGTCAATAATGCAAAAAGAGGCATTGAATTGAACAAAAAAAATAACAATAAATGCGCTCAGAGGGAGGGCAAATTAAGAGCCCAACAGCTCGCAAATAAGAGGAATATTTCACTCAGAACGATAAAAAGAATGTTCTCATATTTGTCAAGAGCTGAGACATATTATGACTCTGGAGACAAAGATTCTTGTGGATATATTTCTTATCTTTTATGGGGTGGAAAAGCTGGAAAAAGATGGGCAGAATCCAAAATAAAGAGGATTGAGAGGGAGAAAAAATGATGCTCTGAATCCCTTATAAAATAAGGGTTTTTTCATATCTCTGATTTTAGGGGGTAAGATACCACAGAAACACTAAAGTCTCTTAAATCGCATTAAAACACTATTTAAAGAGATTTGATAAAATATTAAAAAAATGCAATTTTAGAACACTATTACATAATAAATAAACTATAATTATCATGACAAATAATGTAACAAAAGTGATGGATTTATTAAAAGATATTAAGTCATCATTTTCTAAAAAGTTTGACAAATTTGCTCAAGCTGTTCTATCTGATGGGACAATCATTGAATGGGATGGAGACCTTGAAATTGGAGTCTCTGTTTTTGTTGTTTCAGGAGAGGAGAGAATCCCAGCTCCAGAGGGAACACATCAATTGACTGGAGACTATGAGGGAATATCAATCAACACAGATTCTGAGGGAATTGTCACAGAGGTCATCTCTGAGGTTGCTGAGGAAACTCCAGCAGAAACTCCTGAGGAGGAAGTATCTGAGGAGGCATCATCTGAGGAGATGAGCACAGAGGAAACAGAAACAGAAACAGAAACAGAAACAGAAAAAACTGAGGTTTCTCTGTCTGCTGATGATGTTGAAAATATTGTAAATGGTAAACTTGAGACATTCAGCAATAAACTTGTTGAGATGTTTGAGGCTATCACTGAGACAAATACAAGTCTAAAGAATGAGCTTGATTCATTAAAAGAGGATTATAATTCTTTTAAGAACAAGCCATCTGTTGAGGCTGTTGAGTCTGAGAAATTTGCAAGAGTAAAAGATGCCAGTGATTTGACATCAAGACAAATCTGGCTTAAAAAAAGAATGAATAAATAATTAATTTTAAATTTTAAAAACTAAAAAAATGTCGTTAAAAAAATACATTAAGACAAATTTTGACTATGATGTTTCAGGATTGACAGCTTATGTTGATGAGCAATCTCCTGACTTAATAGTACGTTCAGTATCTGAGGCAAAGACCTTAGGATATATCACAATTCAGGAGGGAGTCAAAAAGACTGAGGAGCTTAAATTGATGGATGATACAATCACATATCAAGCATCTGGCTCTTGTGCATTAACTCCATCAGGGAACACTGTTTTCACTGACAGAGCAATTGCTGTTGAGTCTCTTGGTTACATGAAAAAATTCTGTAATAAAGACCTTGCTGGATTCTGGACACAACTTGCTTTAAGAAGTGGAGCAAATGAGGAAAATAAAGACTTGCCTTTTGAGGAGCAATTAACAAGCTATTTATTGCAATTACATGCTCATGAGCTTGACAAATTGATCTGGAGAGGGAACAAATCAACTGGATCTGGAAACTTAGCTTTGATGAATGGATATTCTCAATTCTTAACAACTGGAGCTGGATGTGTAAACTTAAATACATCATCAACAGCAACAATCACAAATGCAAATGCATATGATGTTTTTTATGAGTGTTTCACAAATACTCCTTCAAATGTTGCTGAGGCATCTGATTTGATTTGTTTCACTGGTAGAGAAAACTTTAACAAGTTAATGAAAAATCTTGTTGATTCTAATTTCTTCCATTACTCTCCAAGTGCAATTGCTACAATGAATGAAGTGATATTGCCTGGAACTGACATGAAAATTGTTAAGGTAAATGGATTGAACACTAAAGATGATATCTATACTGGGAGAGCATCAGAGTTTGTGTTTGGAACTGACTTGACATCTGACTTTGAGTCTTTTGACTTATGGTATTCTCAAGATGATGATGTGATTTATATCCGTTCTCAATTCAGAGCTGGAGTGCAAGTGCCTTTCCTTAATCAAATAGGAGTATGGCATGGAACATCATCTCCATCATAATAATTAATTAACTGAGGAGGAGTCAAATCCTCCTCTTATTTATAAACTAAAAAAAAACTATACAATTATGTCTTGCAGTATGACTAAGGGCTATAATGACCGTACGTGTACCAATGGTAAGGGGGGCATTAAGTCTGTAATTTTATTTCCTTTGGGAAACATGACAGCATCAACTTTGACATCAAATGAAGTCACAGCCATGACAGTCTCTGGAGAGGTTTTCAGATATAAGTTAAAATCTAATTTATCAAGCTATACAGCACCAATACAAGTGAACAAAGAAAATGGGACACTTTGGTATAATCAAGCTTTGAGTATGATTTTAGCATCTGACTCAAAAGAGCTAAGGTCTGAGATTCATCTGTTGGCTCAGAATGAGGTTGTTTGCTTAGTAGAGAAAGCTAATGGAACTTATGTTGCTCTTGGATATGGAGAGGGACTACAAGTGAATGATGGTAGTGAGTATACATCAGGAGTGGTAAAATCTGACAGACTTGGTCATGTGATTTCACTGGCTGGAATGGAAAATGAGCCAGTTCCAGATGTTCAGGCATCTGTCATCACATCATTATTGACTCAACAATCTCCATCAGTTTAATTTTAAACTAAGGAGAGAGATAAATATATTAAGGGAGCTCTCTGTGTGCTCCCTTTTTTTTTGTAAATTTGAGTATGAAGATAAAAAAAGAATATATTGGCTCAAAAGTATGGAGTCGAATTATGGAGAGAATGATTTTAGTGGAGGAGGGAAAGGAGAAACTATTTGAGGGACTTGGTATCAATTACATATTTGAGACTAATAAACCCAGATTAATAAAAAAGAGAGATGTTAAGACTACAAAAAAACGGAACAAGCGAGCTGATAGTGACAGCCAGTGAATTGGTCACATTATCAAATCCTTATTTTTTATTTGAATTTATGCATGAACAATCAAATAAGTCTGTCTATTGTGTTTTAACAGATACAAGCTCATCAACATCCAGATATAACTCATTCTCATTTACTGATGGAGTGGATGCGACTTTCAAATATGCTGGATATTACATTTATAAGATATATCAACAAGACAATGGAACAAATTTGAATCCAGCTCTCTCTGATGGACTTGTTGAGGAGGGGAGGATGATTGTAATACAAACAGACTCTCCAGATTATGAGTATGTTCAAACAATAAACAATGAAATTTATGAATAAGAGCAAAATAATGTCTTTGAGTTTTGGAAAGGATATAATCAAACCAATTGAGGAGCTTGATAGACGTACTGGATTCATAAAATGGGGTAAAAAAAATGACTATCCATTCCAGATCATAGATTTATACAATTCAAGTGCATGGCATTCAGGAATAATAAAGAATAAAACATTTTATATATCAGGAGGAGGACTTGAGATTGTATCTGGAGAGCTCCAGCAATTCATTGACAATATATTCTCTGACTTTAACATGAATGAGGTTGCTGAGAGAATGACATTTGACTTTGAGATGTTTGGTGGATTTGCTGTCAAAGGTACATGGAACAAAGAGGGGACAAGAGTGGTCAGATGGGAGCATATTAATGTTGATGATTTGAGGATGTCTGAGGATATGAGGACATTCTATTTATCAGATGACTGGTCTGTCATGAATCAATCAGAGTCAAAGACTAATTTAAGAACAATTCAGGCTCTTGATGAGAACAACAGACAAGGAACTTTCATTTTATTTTATAAAGAGCCAGCAAAGAAATTTAAAGGAGAGAAAGGAATATATCCAAAGCCAACATATTATGGAGGGATTACAGCAATCCAGACAGATGGAGACATCTCAAAGTTTCACATGTATGAGTTAAACAATGGTTTTAAATCTGGGACTCTTATATCAATGACTGGAGGCATTCCAGAATCTGTTGAGGAGGAGAACAAAATCAGAGACATGATAAAAGGGAGGAGTCAAGCTCTTGAGGATGCTGGAGAGATTATCATCACATTCTCAAATGGTAAAGACCAAGCTCCAGAAGTGCATCAATTGAATGGGAATGACCTTGACAAAAGATATGAGATTCTCCAGAACTCAGTGCAACAGAATATCCTTGTTGCTCACTCAATAACATCTCCAAAGCTCTTTGGAATCATTCAGGAGGGGAGCTTTAATTCTGCTGAGGCTCTTGAATTATTTGAGATATTTAAAAACTCATATATTGATATGAGACAGAGGAGACTTGAATGGATGCTCAATAAGATGGTTGAATTGTCTGGATATGTTGGGAGAGTTAAATTAAAAGATGTCAATCCAGTAAATATCAAAGAGGAGGAGGAGACTCCAGCTCCAGATCAAGAGACTTTGTCTCATGATGGATGTAATCACTCACATGATTTTAATGCTCAAGATGATGATTTTGAGCTCAAAGTATTTGCTCAGTTTGGTGTGAATCAAGCTGATTATAATGTCATTAAATCTGAGGTACTTGAATGGGAGACTCCAGAGGATGAGATAATACAAAGGGAGAATTTTGCTCTTGAATCAATTGGAACAATTAAAGCTGAAATCAATGACTTTGATAAATCAGTTTTAAGGATGTTATCTAAGGGAGAGGATGGGACATCAATTGCTAAGGCATTAAGCCAGCCATTGACAGATGTTGCTGAGTCAATAGAGAGATTAAAGGGATGGGAGATGATTGTTGAGGCAAAAGTAACAGATGTGGGAGAGTATGTCCTTGACAAGCTCCCAGAGACCAGACAATTTGAGGTTAGATATAAGTATCAAGTCAGACCTGATGTGCCTCCAGTTAAAACAAAGACAAGAGAATTTTGTCAGAAATTGATTGACTTAGGGAGATTATATTCCAGAGAGGAGATAAACACAATCTCTGGGAGAGTGGGGAGAGATGTCTGGAAATTTAGAGGGGGATGGTACACAAATCCAAAGACTCAAGTCACAACTCCATATTGCAGACATACATGGTTTCAGGAATTAGTCATTAAAAGATAATAAAAAAATGGATTATTTAATATCAGTAACAAACTTAAAAAAGCTGGGTATTATTCACAATAATACAGACACAAAGCTCTTGGCTGTGGCAATTAAAAGAGCTCAAGATATTCACATTCAATCAGCTCTGGGGACTCCTTTATTTAATGCTCTATTATTAAGAGTAAACACAAACTCATGGACAACTAACTATTCAAATTTAATGGATAAATATGTCATCCCTTGCCTTGTTGCTTTTGTTGATTATAGATGTGCATATTTACTCAATGATAAATTGACCAACAAATCTGTGGGGAGAGTCTCTGATGATGTCATGACAGCCAACTCAGACAGCCAGACAACTCATTTAAGAGAACAACTCAAAAAAGATGCTCAATTCTATAAAGAGAGATTAATTGGGTATTTAAAAGACGATAATGGAGTCATGTTTGCTGAATATATTGAAAGCTATGGAGACAATGTGAATGAATATATGAAAAAAGACCATAGTGGATATAAACCTAATAACTGGATAGTATGAAATTTAAAGTCACTCAGAAACAGCTTGACAAATTAAGTAAATATTTAAACTCAAAGAATGGACAAAACACTAAATCAGTTAAAAACAGAACTCGAGGAAATAGCAACAAAACACAAACAGCTTGAGACATTTTTCTTTGGTGACTTTGTGGATGCAATTTCTGGGGATTCTGTGAATTACAGATTGATGTGTGTGACATTACAGCCAGCAACAATGGGAGACAATTTTGTTGAGGTTAAAATGATAATCACAATCTGTGACAAATACAACTCAGACAGCCTGAGACAGATTAATGAGATTCATTCAGATTGCTTGTCAATATGTAATGATATAAAAATCATTTTCAGACAATGGAGATTCAAGGATTTCATGGATATTGATGGAGACATCAACACTCAGCCATTTATTAACAGAGGGCATGATGTGACAGCTGGATGGACAATGACAGCAACAGCAAATATATATAGTGATGACAATTGGTGTGCAATTCCAATGGATAATTATGATTTTAAAAATGATGCATAATGTTTAAAATGAATTTTAAAGATTTTAAGGACTCTCCATTGATATACATCATGTTTGTTTTATTGCTTGGCATTATATGGATAGGCAATATATTTGTTGATAGTAAAAATAAGGAGCTGGATGTTGCTTATAAAAGAATAGAGGATTGTGACAAGGAGAGAAAACTTGATAAAATACTTTTGCAAGAGATTATTTTTGAAACTAAAATAAAAAAGAAAATAGATGGGGGAGACAATTGAAATATTGACTCAATATGGAGTGCTGGGTGTATGGGTTATATATGCAACAATGAGAGAAAAATGGCTCTTAAAAAAGCTGGAGGATTTGTCATTGAGATTTGACTCAGAGAGAGAGAACTGGCATGAGGAGAGAGAGCAATATATAAAGGAGATTGCCATGATTAGACTTGAGGAGAGGAACTTTTTTATTAATGAGATTGACAAGATTATAAAACAACAGAATAAAATTATAAAAAAATGATTCCTGATAAATATATCATCATCACATCAATAGTGGGAGCTGTGGCTTTTTTATTGATTCCCAGACCTGAGGTCAAATATGTAAAAAGCAAAAAAAGTCAAATCACAAAAGATGCTGAGATATATCTGGAGGAGTTAAAAAAACACAATGAGCATTCAATTGACTCATTGATTATAAAATTAGATAAAATGAAATAATGGTAAAAAATTATACTGATAAGCAACTCCTTGACAGAGTAAAATCACTTGAATCATTTAAAGAGATTCCAGATCAATACTGGCTTATATTTGTTAGGAGTGCAAATCCTATCTCAGACAGATTTGATGACAAAGCCTATTTATACAAAGGAGAGAGATTTATCATGAGAGGGACATGCACAACTCATGCTGGTAAATCAATACTCACTGGAGGCTTTAAGAGATATAATAAAGAGGGGACTGCTGTGATGAAAGCTGATGAGTGGAATTATAACACTCATAAATATGGACTGCATAGAGGCAAGATGCCAGCATTCAGGCAAGTCAAAAAAATTAAATATTATAGAGATGGAGATTGTGATGAGGTTGCTGAGGAGCTTGGCAAAGTTTATGATAATATTATATATATGAATATACATGGCTCAACATATCACAGAGGGAGAGATATTGTCAGGTCAAGGATAGGCTCATGGTCAGCTTCGTGCTTGGTATTTAATGATAATCTTATATATGAAAAAATTATATCCATTTGCAAGCCTCAGAAAAATCTGAGCTTTGCATTAATAAACGAATTTTAAATAAAAATAAATAACATGGCTAAACAAGATAAGAATCCGAAAAATTTTGAGATTAATTTGGACACAAAAAATGTGGACATTAAGGTTGTCAGAGATGTGGACAATGACAGAACACTTGTCATCTTTGATTCTAAGAATATTGACATCACTTATGATAAAAATGGCAAGGCTACAAAGATAATTTATGACTCTAAAAATTTAGATATTGAATTTACATCTGATGAGTCTGGGACATCTGTGGAGGTTGATTCTAAAATCAACTGGCTTGGAAAGGTTGTCCAGTGGATGCTGACCAGAAAAATCAGGAGAGCTGTCAGAAAATCTAAAAAGTAAAGACATGGAATCCAGACCAAGATTAAAAGGGAGGATTCTTAAGGCTTTTCAAAATTTAACTAATAAAGAGAATAGAATCCTTATTATAGGAGATTTGCATTGTCCCTTTGAGCATCCTGACTATTTTAATTTTTGTGTTGATGCTTATGATAATTACAATCTTAATAAGGTCATATTTATTGGGGACTTGCTTGACAATCATTACAGCTCTTATCATGAGAATGATTCAGATGCTATGGGGGGAAAGTATGAGCTCAGAAAGGCAATCAAGCATCTTAAAAAATGGAGAGAGAAATTTCCTAAAGCTGATGTCATAATTGGAAACCATGACAGAATGATTATGAGGAAAGCTCAGAGCTCCTCAATCCCAAAAGCATGGATTAAGTCATACAATGATGTTCTGGGGACTCAATGGAAATGGCATGATAGACTTGTTGTGGATGATGTTCAGTATGTTCATGGAGAGGGAGGGACAGCAAAGACCAGAGCAAAAAATGACATGATGAGCTCAGTGCAAGGGCATATCCATACACAAATTTATACAGAGTGGAATTGTGGCAATAACATCCAGATCTTTGGGATGCAAGTGGGATGTGGCATTGATAGAGATTCCTATGCTATGGGATACGCAAAGAACTTTAAAAAGCAAGCTCTTGGCTGTGGGGTGGTTATCGGAGGACATACAGCTTTCAACTTAGTAATGTGAATTTTTTTTACTTTGTAACTCACTGAAATAGAACACTTTAAAAATTAATTTCATTTTTCTTAAAAAAAATGTTGCATATATGGAAATTATGTTTACCTTTACATTGTCGATAAGGCACAAAACAAAAACAGAGAAATCATGAGAAAAATAGATTGCAAAAATTACACTCCAAAAATTGTACTATCACTTTTAAGAGCAAATAATAAATTTAATCATTTAATTGCTGATGGTAAAAAATGGGATCTGGTAATTAATTATGTTAAAAGTAAATTGTCTATTGATGATTTACAAGAGGATGAGATAAAAAGATATTATAAATATAAAAACAGATAAGATGATAATTAATAAAAAACCAAAAAAAACAATTGAAATTGATTTGACTGGATATCAAGGAAATTCATTTTACTTATTAGGAACTGCAAAAAAATTGTCTCTCCAGATCGGTTTGGATTCAAAAAAGATAATAAAAGAGATGCAAGCTGGTGACTATGACAATTTAATAAAGGTCTTTGATAATTATTTTGGAGATTTTGTTATATTATATAGATAACTAAAAACAGAGAAACAATGAAAAAATTAAAATATAATGAATATCCATGCTCATGTGATGATGGATATTTTGAGCTTAAAGATTACTTTGGCAATTTCAGTGAGAGAGTGATGTGTGATGTATGTGATGGGAGAGGATATTTTGAGCTCTCTGAGGAGCTGGAGATGTTAAATTTTTTTGCTATATTTTTGAATAAATTTAAGAGGTCTGTGAGTGAAAAAATGAGAATAGTGGACACTGATGAAACTCATGGACTTGAAACTTTAATTGATTTTATTCGTACACAATCAGAAAACATAAATAAATTTATACAAGAGAATCATGAAAATATGTAAGAAAAACAAATTTTTAATTTATCTGGAGGCTGTTCAAAATAATTATATATATGAGGATAAATGGAACAAAGATAAACAAAGAGTAAAAAATGATGAGGACATTATCATCAAAGGTCAATTCAACAAAGATTTATATTTGAAAATTTTAAAAGCCAGAGAACTATGAAATTGAAAAGAGATGATTTAGTTTGGATTAATCACAACACGTTTAATAGATTTGAAACTTTTAAAGTTATAGAAATTAATAATCAATTTATAAAAATAAAGCATATTGAAACACATCAATTTATTAATATAACAAATAAAGAAATTTTAAAAAAAGTAGAATTAGACTGGAGAAATTTTATGTAAAAATATTTAAAAAGATTTATAATGATTGAATATATAATAAAATACAGATTTAAAATCACTCACAAAGAATTTTATAAATTTAATAATAAGGTTAAGAGTCGATTAAGATACACAATTCTCACAGCAGAGAATCCAGATCAAGCAAAGAAAAAACTTGACAGACATCCAGACACAATCCTATCAGTCACTTGTTTAGGGATAGCTGGACAAAAGATTGAATTATGAAAACAGCTCTTATAATATGGTTTATTTGTTCAATGTGTATTATTTACAGAATAATATCATCAGACAAAAAACTTAATAAATAAAAATATGTATCTTTGATGCTCATATTCTCTGTTTAATCCTCCCCCCAGCTCTCAGGAGCTGAATCTGGGGAGGGTTTTTTTTGAGGCATTTATGCCAATCAGGAGGCTCTCTATTATATACTCCCACAGAAAACAAACAGAGAAAATTTAATTTTGAAAAAAAAAGTGCTTTAAAGATTGGAAGATTGGCTATCCCTTTACAGATAAGGGATTCAGATAAAAATAAAGATTGGCAACAATTGGCAATAAAAAAATATTAATTTTGTAAACAGAGATAATGAAAATAAGCATCTACAAATCAATTACCCAGCCATTTGATAAGAATTATATCAACATAGACATGGCTATCAATAGAATCAAATTCAGCAGATATGCTCAAAAAATAACAAAGCTCAGGACATTAAAGGGCAAGGCATACGACAAAGAGAAAATCACTTTGCCAGTTTATAGATGGTCAGGAGTCTTTGAGTATGGAAAGGATGAGGGAATCATTGAGCATTCTGGTCTCATTTGTCTTGACTTTGATAAATATGAGAGCTCAAAAATTATGGATCTGGAGAGACAGAGAATCTGTGATGATAAATATACTTTCATTTGTTTCACATCTCCTTCAGGGAATGGACTGAAAGTGATTGTCAGGATTCCTGAATCAATAGAGAATCACAGAGCTCATTTTAATGCTTTAAAAGATTATTATAATTCAGATTATTTTGATGACAGCTCAATCAATATCTCAAGAGCTTGCTTTGATTCTTATGATAAAAATATATATCACAATCCAAAGGCTGAGATATTCACAGAGATGAAAGCTGAGAGAGAGGAGCTGGATTATAATATTATCCCAACAATCCCAGTCAAGTCATCAAATAAAATCATCAGCAACATTCAAAAATGGTGGGATTCAAAGTATCAACTTGTTGAGGGGAATCGGAATAATAGTATATTTCAATTATGTTCTGCATTCAATAGATATGGAATCCAGCAATCAGAATGCGAATCATACATTTTAAGCAAGTTTAATGATGTTCTGGATAGGAATGAGCTCCTTAAATGTGTGAGGTCTGGATATCGAGAGAGAGAGTATTTTAATACAGCATCATTTGAGGATAATGAAATCATAAAATTTGCAAAGAATGAAATCAAGTCAGGACAATCTCCAAAAATAATCAAATCAAAGCTCAAGGATTATTCAAAAGATGAACAAGATATCATCATTGAATCAGCACAGAATGAGCTGGATAATTTCTGGAGCAAAAATGACAAGGGGAGAGTGGTCATCTCTCCTCATAAATATAAAGAATGGTTATCTCAAAAAGGATATTTTAAATATTTCAATTCAGAGCTTTCATATATGCTCATCAAGATTGAAAACAACTTTGTCAAGGAGGTAAATGAGGACATAATTAAGGACTATGTTCTGGAGCAAATGACAGACTCTGATGTCTTTGACCATCTGGCTCAAAACACAAAATATTTTAAAAGAGATTTTCTCAATTATATGACTCCAAAGGATGTCTCATTTATTAGAGATAAAAGAGATAAATCTTATCTATTTTTTAAGAACACTCTCATTGAGATATCAGCAAATAAAATCACAGAGCTGGGATATTATGACTTTGGACAGCACGTATGGGAGAAACAAGTTATTGACAGAAATTTCAAGCCAGATCAAACAGATTGTGATTTTAGTCAATTCATTAAAAACATCTCAAAGACTGAGGACAGATTCATGTCATTTAAGTCTGTGATTGGTTATATGTTACACTCATATAAAGAGCCTCATTTTTCTCCAGCTATTATCTTAAATGATGAGGATATCTCTGACAATGCTCAGGGAGGAACTGGAAAGGGTTTGCTTGTTGAGTCATTGAGCAAATTCAAAAATACATGCCTGATTAATGGGAAACAATTTGAGCCATCAAAAGACTTTGCATTCCAGAGAGTTTCTCTGGACACTCAGCTCCTGATTTTTGATGATGTCCAGGAGGGATTCAACTTTGAGAAATTATTCTCAATTATTACTGATGGGATGCCTATCAATAAAAAGAACAAAGATGAATTTTTTATACCAAAGGATAAGACTCCAAAGATTGTCATCCCTACAAATTACATAATCAAAGGAGCTGGCTCATCTCATGAGAGGAGAAAGTTTGAGATTGAGTTACATAATTATTATAATAAAGATTTCACTCCTTATCATGATTTTAAAAGAAATTTATTTTATGACTGGGATGATTCTGAGTGGTCAAAGTTTGACAATTTCATGATTAAATGTATTCAGTATTATCTCAAGCATGGTCTTGTTAGTTATACATCAATCAATTTAGATGAAAAGAAACTGATGGCATCCATAGGGCATGACTTTTATGCTTGGATTGTTGAGAATATTAGAATCAATGAGAGGATGATTCTGACTGATGTATTTAATAGCTTTACAGAGGATTATCCAGTGTATAGAAAATACTCTCAAAAGTGGACATCTCTCAGGCTCAAAAAGTATGGAGATTATCTTGTTGGAAAGGATAAGATTGACAAAGTGCTGAGAGGCAAGATTAATGATGTGACTCCTTATATTGAATTTATAAAACTTTAAAAATAGAAATATGAAAAAATACAAAATATTAAATTTATATGCTTGTCTGGGGGGCAACAGATACAAATGGGATGATGTTTCTGATAATATTGAGGTCACATCTGTTGAGCTGGATTCTGATCTGGCAAAATTATATCAAGAGAGATTCCCAAATGACAAAGTCATTGTTGATGATGCTCATGAATATTTATTAAATAATTACAAAGATTTTGATTTTATATGGAGCTCTCCTCCATGCCCAACTCATTCCAGATCAAGATTTGCAAGGAGTAATACAACAAAATCAGTATATCCAGATATGAAATTGTATCAAGAGATATTGTTATTAGATAACTACTTTAAAGGGAAGTATTGTGTTGAAAATGTTATACCATTTTATGAGCCATTAATACCAGCAAAAAAACGAGGGAGACATTTATATTGGACTAATTTTTTACTCCCAAATAACTTAAATGAAAGGAAGTCATCATTTATGGAGGGTAAAAATGAAGTCAAAAAATGGTGTGAGTTTCATGAATATGATTTTTATAAATACAAAGGGACTCAAAGAATGGATAAAATAGCAAGGAATTTAGTAGATTATAAAGCTGGTAAAACTATACTGATGACAGCTATGAATATACAGAAACAAAACAAAGATAATCAAGTCAGTATATTTGATATATTATAAATAAGTATTATGAATAAAGAACTAAAAAAGAGACTCAGTGATCTGGAGCTGGAATATTTAAAAGATAAACATTCATCAGTTCCTGAGTTTGCTTTGGCAAGGACAAAATGGTCTGATAAGAATGCAAATGAATTGACAAAGTCAATAATTAAATTCATTAAATATAATGGATATCAAGCTGAGAGAATCAACACAATGGGAGTATATCGACCAGCAAAAAAAGTGATTGATGTTGTGGGGAGGTCAAGGACTCTGGGACAAGGCAAATGGACAAAGGGAACTGGGACAAGAGGCTCATCAGATATCTCAGCAACAATCAGAGGCAGAGCTGTCAAAATAGAGGTCAAATATGGCAAGGACAGACAATCTGAATATCAGAAAGCCTATCAGGAGGATATTGAGAGAGCTGGAGGAGTCTATATAATAGCAAAGACTCTCCCTGAATTTGTTCAATGGTATGATGATTTCATAAAAAATATTTAATTATTTTTTTAAAAAATGTAATTTGTATTATAAAAAGTATTATATTTGTAATAACAAATTTAAAAACAGAGAAATTATGAAAACATTTGAGAATAAACTTTGGACAATTATTAAAAATAAAAACAATACAAAAGCTCATAGAAAACAAGCAAGTAAAAAATTGTTTGAATTACAAGAGAAAAACAAAAAAGTAGAGAGAACTATTGTATCATGCCTTTTAAGAAAAAATTTAAAAGATATTTCACTTAGACAACTGGCAAGGATTTTAGGCATTTCAGATAGGAGATGTAATAATATTTATGGACTTGATTATTATTATGGAGACAATACAATTTGTGCTTATGCTCCTAATTCAAATGATATGAGATATTCTTATGAGGATGTAAAATCATTTTTAAAATGTCATGGATTAACAACAATGGAACAAATAAAAGAATATACATTAACAGCTTGGTATAATAATTAATAATAATACAAGGGGGAGCAATCCCCCTTTTTTTTAAATCAGATAATATGACAAAGACAAATCTAAGTGCTGGATTAGACCAGCATCAAAAAATGAGAGCACAATTATTTCAAAAGCTCTTTAAAGCTAAACAGAATATTAATCCAGTTAAAAAGGATGGATTTAATCCTCATTTTAAAAATCCTTATCCAACACTCAACTCACTCATTGAGGCTGTTGAGCCAGCATTGAATGAGCAAGGATTATATCTCTCTCAGCCAATATGTGATGGAGAGCAAGCAACATTCATCACAGACATTGAGACTGGAGAGTTTGTGAGCTCATTCATGAAACTCCCAGATCTTGACAATCCACAAAAGGTCAAATCATGCTCAACTTATTATAGGAGGACAACACTATCAGGATTGCTCTCAATGAGAGATTCTGATGATGATGGGAATGAGGCATCTGGAAAGTCTCCAAAATATACAGATAACCAGCTCCATGCTTTACATCATCAAGAGAATAAAAAGAAAATAGCTGGGAGTAATAATGATTTATTAGACTTTTGATATGGTATTTAGAGCATCACAAATCGGAAAGCTCATGACAAATCCTCGTAAAAAATCTGAGGACTTGTCTGAGACAGCTAAGTCATATATAAGACAACTTGCTAAACAAGACTTTTATGGATATGAATCTGATATCAGCACAAAGCAAATCAGGAAAGGCATTCACTATGAGAATGAATCAATCAAGCTCCTGAATGAAGTCAGAGAGACAAATCATGAGAAAAACACTGAGAGAAGATTCAATCACTTTGTCACTGGAGAGCCTGACATCATCACAATCTCATCAATCATTGACATCAAAACATCATGGAGTCTGGAGACATTCCCAGCAACATCATCAGAGGGAGAGTCATCTCTTTATGAATGGCAACTCAGAGCTTATATGATGTTATTTGAAAAGCCATCAGCAGAATTGATTTATTGTATGATTGACACAGATGATGAGTTTCTGAATGATTATGATAATCTCCAGATCCTCT